TTTTGCATGTTCATACCATATGAACCGCGTGCTACCCTTATTCCGTTGAGCGGAATAAGGGTAGTGTCGCGAGTCACTTATCCTGTTCGAGGCTATCTATCATGATGGCATACCCCCATAGCATGGGGACAGGCTCCGACAACTTGTCGAGCGCGTCTTTGCTCTTGAGGTATTCGAGGGCGCGATCAACGGACTCGACTCGGAACTGCTCGTCGGTCACTTGATACCTCCCTTCTCGAATGCTTCGGCGAGGGACACGCCGAAAGGTTGGCGAGCTGTGACGCTCGACACAATTGGTGTGCGTTTCGTGCTGGCAATCTCTTGCCAGCATCCGTTGATCCAGCCAAAGTCTTTGATGACTTGTGGCTTGACGAGGTTCTCTTCGAGGAGCGCAAAGAATTGCGCGTGTTTTTGTGTATGTCTCATTTTTATTTCTCTATGCGGGTTATGAACCGCTTGCTGACCTTATTCCGTTGAGCGGAATAAGGTCAGGCAGCGAGTCATATCTGTTCAAGCTCGACGCCATCCTCGAACACGAAGACGATGGGGGCTTTGTGTGCTAGTGCGATGCGGCTGATCTCGCCATAGTTCTCGCTGATGTAGGTGGTTTCTCCAATAGTCACTTTGTATTTAGTCATTTTGTTTTTCTCTATGCGGGGTTATGAACCGCTTGCCACCCTTATTCCGTTCAACGGAATAAGAGCGGACAGCGAGTCATCACCATGAGCCGTTCATGTATTGAATGGCGATGATGCCGTAGACGGCAATGATGATGCCGACAATGAATCCGAGTATTTCTTTCATGGTTCTGGTATTCGATTGTGGAATCCTGTATCCTGAAAGGGTTGGACTTGCAGGATACAGGGTGCAGGGTTCTTATTCGGTTGACTGAATAAGGATTACATCGCGGCGAGTAGAGCGATGAGCTTCTTCACGCCCTTGGCATCCAAGGCACGAGCCATGTGAGCGAGTTGCTCTGGCGTGACGCCTTTGCCACTTGGCTTGTCGCTTGGCTTGCTTGCCTTGCGACCACCACCAGCGGCACGAGCGCGGAAACCAGCGGCGACCGCGATCTCCATCGCCCAACGCCTGTCATACTTATTCGCTACGGCAAACTCAATGAAGCCCTTGCGAAACTCCATCGGCTTGCTCTTATCCGTTTGCTTATCCCATAGCGCGAGGAGCGCGTCCATTAGTGTCATTTCTGCCCTATGCACGGAAAGCATGAGGGGAAGAAGTGAAGTGTAGTCGACGTTTTGTTTTTCTGTTTTGTTTTGCATACTTCTTTGTTTTCGTATTTGTTTTAGTTGAGCGGTGCGCTTATTCGGTTGACCGAATAAGAAGAACGCATCGCCCTTCACATACTAGGGAAACCATACCTTGCACACGCCACGCTTGCATCACACCGCAAATGCTACTTGCGCCCTGTATCAGGCATCAGGAAACATGATTCAGGATACAGGCTACGGGTAGGATGGTTCTTTTTTCACAGACGCGCGCGTATAGGTAACCTCCTTGAGAAAAAATAATTTTACTTGACAAATAAGGTGTTGACACGAGAGTATAACCTCTATGAGCGACAAGGAATCCTACTACGAGCGGTTCAAAGAGGAGCGTAAAGCCTACCAGAAGGCGTATTACACCAAGAATAAGGAGTCGCTGAAGCGTAAAAAGGAGCTAGATGCAAGCCTAAAACCAGAAAAACTGGAAAAAGTGCGGGATTATCAGCGAAATTATTACTTGACAAACCGTCAGAAGCTGCTGGAGCGCAAGAGGTTACGCTATCTGGAAGAAAAATCTGCGTAACTGTGACCTGTACCCTGTATCATGTGACCTGTTTCATGTGTTACGTAGCCTAAAAGGGTACAGTGTGTAGGATACAAGACAAAGTGGACGCTTTGTGTACAGTTTTTGATACGTTAGCACATTTCGCGGACGGACAGGCGCGGTAAACGGTTCCGGTTACAGGATTCAGAAACAATTGGACACGACTTTTGGGCTCCAAATAAGGTAGAAATTGAAAACGCTAAATGTCTGAAAACTTTTAGAAAGTGTGCTAATTCATAATAACTCAATAATTCAATTAATACTGAATTACTGAAGTATTATGAATTACCTAAAGGCTAGAATATTATATATATGGCTGTGCAAAAATCAATTTCTACCTTTTTTAAGAAATAACTTGACGAATTGGAAGGCTGCGGTATGGTCGTCCCATGACTGAGACCAAACGACACCGCTACGGTGACATCCGCGAGAACGGCGACGTCTTCATTTGCTACAGGCCATCGTGTAGGGGTGGCGAGTATTGGGTTACGGCTGAACGCTTTGCTTTGCTCAAGCTCAAATCTGCGGTTCGCCGGAACGAGCGCAAAGAATTGAAGCCCAAGAAGCCGAAACGGATCACGATCTACAGCCATCCTCAATTGCGAGTGCGCCCCTTTAAGACCCGCCCGTTCAGACAGAAACGAGAATTAACTCAGAAAGAATTTGACACGCTGCCCTTTGGCCCCTATACCGCTCCCACCATGACAACACTACAAGACATGACCATAATCCCGAACTACTCGAAGTACGCCATCACTCCTGCTGGCACAGTGCATCGTGTTACACCTGCAACACGCGGACGCACTGCTGGTTTGCAGCATCGCGTTACGCCCGTCATTCATCCGAAGGGCCATCAGTGGTGTGTGCAGATCACAGATGACAACGGCAAGCGCAAACGCATTCCGATCAAGAAGTTGATGGAAGAGGTGTACGGTAACGCTGAAACTATTTCTTGACTTATTCGATAAGCCCTTTACGATACTACGCTGTGACGCAAAATCCGCCTATGGTTCCATCTGGTCTGAACGAGTTCGACCTGCTTAACCTCGACCCGCAAACTCTGACGCCACCGGAATCCCGTATCCGTGACGTTAAGGCTGCAAGCTCGATCTATGACACTCTGCGCAAAGCCGACGAGAAGTCATCGAGCAACCGCGCACGTGTTGATGCGATGTTTGACGGTGCGGCACCTTACGACCAACGGGTCTTGTACTCGACTGGCCAAGGCAACCGGACCAACTTGAACTTTGGTGAGGCCCAGCGTTTGCTTGACGTTTCGATGTCCGCGTACGTTGACCTCTACACCAGCTTGCAGCAACTGATGCGGGTGTCGGTCACGGTCGGCGAGCCAGCCGAGCGACAAGAGGCGGAGGACCTTATTGCTGAGGAGTTGACGCAGACCTTGCGTGAGTGGCCCGAGTTTCATTCCAACTTCCTGCGCCTTTGTACGGAGTTCACGAAGCACGGTGTCGGCGTGTCTTACTTTGAAGATCCTCGTAGCTGGCGCTTCCGTGTTTGCGGTTTGGGTGACTTTCTTATTCCGAGACAAACCCCCGCGTCCGAAGAGGCGATCGAAGTTGCTTGCGCACGCCGCCAGTACCTACTGCACGAACTCTACGGCTTTATCAAGAACGAAGATGCCGCCGCGAAGATCGGCTGGGACACGGACGAAGTAAAACGTGTCATCACAAAGAACGCACGTACTACCGGTAGGAACGGCAGCAACACCTACGCCGATTGGGAAGTTACCCAACGCGAGATGAAGAACAACGACTTGTACACTGGCCTTGAGAATACGACCGTGTCAGTTGTGCACATGTGGGTTCGCGAGTTCGACGGCAGTGTGTCGCTACTGATGTTTGCCGAAGAGACACCGAAGACTTTCTTGTTCCGTAAGAACTCGATGTTCGGCAAGCCGGAACAAGCCTACGTGATGTTCTCTTACGGCGTCGGCACCAACGGCACCTACCATTCCGTTCGTGGTTTGGGCAACCGGATCTTCAACCACATCCAGACCAGCAACCGCATTCGTTGTCAGATGATTGACTCTGCGATGATGGGCGGTGCCGTGATGATCCAGCCGGAAACGCAGCGTGCGCTTGAGGACTTGTCGTTCACGATGTACGGGCCATACTCGATCCTTTCTCCGAACGTTCGTATCGTCGAGAAGGCCGCTCCGAACTTGACCAACACCATGCAGCCAGCACTTGCTGACCTGCAAAACCAATTGGCAATGAACGTTGACCTTGTGTCAACTTACGGCAACCAAAGCAGCCCGTACCGTAACAATCTTCAGACCGAACATGACCTCGCGGTATCGAGCCGCTTGACTGGTTCGACCATTAACCTTTTCTACTCCAGCTGGTCTCGCTTGCTTCGCGAGATCGTACGCCGGATCGTTACCAACCCACAGCGTGATGAGTACGTCACACGCTTCTACAAACGTTGCGAAGAGCGCGGCATCAGCAAAGAAGTCATCGCCTCGATCAACCATGACAAGACTGTCGCAGTACGCGCTATCGGTGCAGGTTCCGCCGCGAACCGCTTGCTTGCCTTGCGCGAACTTAACCAGATTGCCGGTAGCTACGACGAGGTCGGACGCCGCAACCTTATCCGCGACATCACTTCGGAACGGGTTGGTCGTGATCTGGTGGACCGCTACGCGCCAGCAAATCCGGAGCCACGAATGACCGTTGATGCGAAGATTGCGTTGCTAGAGAATCAGGCGATGCAGTCCGGCCAGCCCGTTGCCGTTCTCGATAGTGAGCTGCACGGCATGCACCTCCGCATGCACGCCCCACTCCTGCAACAATTGGTCGGTGGCATCCAGACCGGAGAGGTTGACCCGATGCAAGCACTGCCGCTTGTTGAGGCTGTGTACCAGCATTGCGCCGAGCACACCAACTATCTTTCTGCTGATCCTTCTGCTAAACAAGAAGTTGCTGGCATGAAGCAACTACTTCAGATTGCTGAGGAAGTCATCACGAACTTCAACCGCAAGCTGCAAGCCGAGCAACGTAAGGCTATGGAGGCTGGTCAAGTCGAAGGCGGACAGGAAGGGCAGCAAGGCCCATCACCAGCCGAACTGAAGATGCAGGAACATCAGATGAAGATGCAGATCGCCCAACAGAAGGCTGAGATCGAAATGCGCATCAAGCAAGCGAAGGCAGACCAAGACCTTGCACTCAAGGATGCAGAGCGTGCGCTGAAACTTTCTGGCAACGTTACTCAATAAATTATTTGACAAATCGCGAACTTCGTGGTTTTCTTCATTCATGTTTGCCAGCAAACCAGTTACTCCAATAACAATTGATCGGTGGTTTAATGACCCTCAATCAGCGCCGAGACTAAGGGAATTAATTGAGAACCCTTATTTTGAACTAGCAGCAGCTACTCTCCTTTCGGCATCCCGCCCCACTTTTTCTAACTTGGGTGACCCCGAACGGAACTCCCAAAGACAAGCGTGGTTGGCCGGATACCATGACTTCCTGAACGATCTGGTAAAACTATCGAAACAACCAGTTGCCAGAGACAACAAACTTGAAGAGTGGAATCACTACGAATAACATATGAGCACACCAACACCTGAATCAGCGCCCGCTTCGGACGCCGCCACCCCTGCCGATAACGGCGGGTTCGTCGAATCCCTTGACTCGTACTTCGCGTCGATGGAAAACCCCGCACCGGAACCTACCCCAGAACCGACGCCGGAGCCCAAGGAAACCACACCGGAACCTTCTGACAGCAAACAGGACGCCCTTGCCGAACTCGATTCGGTCGAGCCTAAAGACTGGACACCGGAAGCAGCTCGTCGATTCAAGGAACTCAAAGCCGAACTCAAGACCTACCGCAGTAGGTCTGAGGAACTGGAGCAAGTCGCGGCTCAGAAGGAAAGCCGACTTCAGGAATTGGAAGCACTCGCCAACAATCCAGAGTACCAGCAACTTCAAGATCGGATCGCTGAGTACGAGAAGAACATGCTCGTCACGAAGCTGGAGCAGAGCCACGCCTACCAGACCCTTGTTGAGCAACCTCTTGCCAACCTTGTTGAAGAAGCCGATAGCATTGCAGAGAAGTACTCGCTCGATGCCGGTACCCTACTCGAAGTAATCGCTACCGATGATGAGGCCGTACAAGAAGAACAGCTTTCTGAGCTACTCGCCAACGCCAGCGACCGCGATAAGTTCCGAGTCTACAAGATCATCGAAGAGGTCCGCCCCATCCTTGAACAGCGTCGCGTCCTACAAGAGCACGCTGAGGCGGCTCTGCGCGAAGCTGAAGAGCTTGACAGCGTTCGGAACCAGCAAAGCCTTATCGAGCGTGTGCAACAGCGTCAGGAGGCTGCTAACGCGGTTGCTGATAAACTCAAGAATAAGCTCACGTTCCTTTCCGGCATGGAAGGCGTGGACCTTTCGGCCTACGCCAAAGAAGCCGCAGAGCTTGATCCCTCTACCCTTGACCCTGTAACCGGAACCTATCATGCGATGGCCGCAAAGCTATTGCCGAAGATGGCCGCTCAGTACATTAGCCTCCAGAAGGAGATCGATGTCCTGACCGACCGTCTCGCCGAGTACGACCGAGCCGCACCGAAAGCCGGAGGCGGATCGCTTGCTACTGGCGGGGCACCGACCGCTGCTGACGGCAAGTCATTCCTTGACGCGGTCACTGCTGCATTTGGTCGCTAATTAAATTTGACAGCTTCGTACAAATTTGTATTGACAACTAATGCGATTTGTACGAAGCTACTCGCAACCCCAAAAGTTGCGACACCGACGGTCCGCTCCGTACCAGCCAAAAGCAAACACGGTTCTAGTAGGTGAGACACTTGAAAGGTAACTTGAAGCTAAGGCCCATGCGCCTGTCGCCCCGCTTCTGCGACACCCGTGTATTCTTTAACTTTAACAACCTTTTAACTTCTAACTACCTACTACTATGGCTGTTCCTAATGGACAAACTTTCGCACAAACTAATGCGAACGACGCAATCGATACGATCCTCACGCAAGAGGCTAACCGTATCGGACAAGACATTCATCGCCGCACGCTTCACGTGTCGCCTTGGATGGACCTCATCAAGCAGACTTCCTTTCCTGACGGAATGGGCTACACCCTCGGAACTCTGATCTACGACCGCGCCCTTCCTGTCACTACTGAGAACGGTGCAACACTCGGCACTAACTGGATCGACATCGGTGGTAACAACACCGCTTCGCTCGTTTCTGGTAGTACCCTCGATCAAATCCTTCCCAGTACTAAGGGCGACAACATCGGTGCTGGCAACAACTACGCTAACGGTAAGTCCTTCATCTCGTTTGGTCGCCAACTCAAACAGTACTCGCTGAAGCGTGCCACTGTTGAGTCACCCAAGATCAACGTTGAAGACCTCCGCTTCGCTGCTTATCGCACCGAGCAACTTCGCGCTGTGATGGACGCACTCACCGACGCTACTCGCTATTCGTGGGAAGAGCGTTATCGTGATGAGTATGACCGCATCTGTGGCAACTTTGTGGTTTGTAAGGCTTCTGTTGGCGGCACTACTATTACGACAACCGGTAAAGAAACAGTCGCTACGGAAAACATTGTTCTCAGCGGTTTCGGCGGCACTCCTGATGCCAACGTCTCCAATAAGGTCCTTGACTCGATCTACTTCCGCTTGGTCCGTGCCGGAGCTGGTACGAACGCCTACGGTCGTGAGAACGCCCGTCCGGTCTTCGCGCTCGTTTGCTCGTCGGAAGCCTCGTACTCGCTTATCACTGAGGCTGGATTCCGTGATGACTACCGCTATAACACCTCGAAGGTCAGCGATCTGATCGCCCCTCTCGGTGTTGAGCGTAGCCACAGGGGTTTCTATCACCTGATCGACGATCTCGCCCCCCGTTTCGTGTTGGATACTGACACTGATGGTGGTGGAGTAGATACTGCGGATGGTACCCTCGTCCGTGTGTATCCATACAGGGTTGACCCAATAACCAAAGTCACCATCGTTAACCCAGATTATGAAATCGCCCCCTATGAGGCTGCTTACATCCTTCACCAAGACGTGATGGAGTCGCAGATCCCTGAGCCCATCAGCGGTTCTAACGGACTCACCTTCGATCCCGTCAACTATCGCGGTAAGTTCGCTTGGAAGAACATCCCTTCCATCGACCTCAACCCCGATGGCACAGTCGGCTTCTTCCGTGGTGTTCTTGCTTCCGCTTCGAAGCCCATCAAGACCGAATTCGGTTACGCATTGGTCTTCCAACGCACGAGCGTAAGTCCTGCTGCCTAATTAACCTGCTAGGGGTTCCCACAACGGGAGCCCCTAGCCTACCCCTTTACGACTATGCCTACACTCGACGACGCTCCTACTATCCCTAAACTTACAGCAACGAGTCTTGTTAATCCACTTAACCCTACGGAGACAGCCGACACCCTTGACGAGCTTGATCTCGTTCAAGTGTACGATGTCTCAACCCAAAAGGTAAAGACCATCACCATTGCTAACTTTGCTGCTGCCCTTGGCATCACCCTGTAAACCCAACCCGCACCCTGTAGCCTAAAAATTACAGGGTGCACCCTTTTTGTTATGCCAAACCCTTCAGCAGGTATCGGTGCACAACGTTACGCAAAGTTCCTTAACTCCGAAGCGGGTCAACCGATGCGGAATTATTACAATACACTGACTGAGCACTATAAGAGCAAGGGTAAGCCCTCAAGTGCGACGCCTGTTGTTACTCATAGTTTTGTTGGGGGCAACGCACACAGCTATACGGACGCCTTGAGCGCCTTAAAACAAGGCCGAAAGCTAGATTTAAGTGGTGCAACTAAAGAGCAACAAGCTATGCTGAACACTAAATATCTACAGTCACTAAATAAAAAACCCACAGACGCGGGGCGTAGTGCGTACGATGTAGTAAAAGATAGTGTAAGCGCACAATACAGTATATCACCTAATACAATGGTTTCTTTCTCAAATCTTACAGGTAATAATGGAGGGTCGAGGTACTCATCTATTCCTGTTATGCGTTAATGGTTTGACATTTTACTTTACAAAAGGTTCCAGATCTGCCAACCTATTTCTGTAACCGAAAATATTAATTTCCAAAACAATGCCCGCCTACATCCCAATGCCCGAAGGTCTTCAGCTTCCTGAAGAACCACAATTTGATCTTCCTGTAACCTTTGAGGTGCGTGACAATATGCTTTACGCTCTTGCTGTTGGGGGCCTACCTGTTCCGCAAGAAGGCGAAGAGCCTGAAGAGACGGAAGAGGAAGCACCAGAAGGCGGAGAAATGGATTTCATGGCTGCTGTCGAAGCTGGTATGAAGAAACCACAACCCAAATAACATTATGAAAACAACTGCACTCGGTATCCTCACTATTGTTGCCACGCTCGCTAATGTCGGCGTGCAAGTTCTTAAGGGTGGCGCACCTGATTTCATGGCTGCGTTTGCCGCTGTAACCGCCGGAGTCGGCCTTATCAAAGCTCGCGACAACAAGTAATGACTACAGACCAAGGCAAGGACTTTCTACACGGCGTAGCCGGTACGGTAGCCCCTGCTCTTGGGGTCGTTACTTCATTTCAAGAGCAGCTGGAATGGGGCTTGCGCATGACCTCACTGACGATTGGTATTGTCGTGGGGCTGCTTTCCCTGTTCCGACTGCTTAAGAAATTCTAAATAGGTCAAGTGTAGCACGACCTACAATGTAGATCCTAAACATGAGCACCATTGGAATCTGCATCGGCCACAGTCGCTCCGGCGATAAGGGTGCTGTCAACACAAAAGGTGCAAGCGAACACACCTTCAATAGCAAAATTGGGCACCTTACCGCCGATTTGCTACGAAAAAAGGGATACACAGTGCATGTTGTTGACGAATATAAGGGGGGTTCCTACTCCTCAGCGATCTGCTGGCTATCGGACCACCTTGCAAAACTCGGCGTAAACGTGGCTGTCGAGCTGCACTTTAACTCCGCCGGACCATTTGCAGAGGGTCACGAATGGCTGCACTGGTACCGCAGCACAAAGGGGCAGCGTCTGGCATCCTGTTTCAATCACGCTTTCAAGAAATCCTTTCCGGACGCCAAGGTTCGCGGTGTGAAGTCCGCTGATAAAGAGGATAGGGGTAGCTTGTTCTTGCGTGTTACCCGTTGCCCTGCGGTTATTCTTGAGCCTTTCTTCGGTTCCAATAAGTCCGAAACGGACTTTTATACAGCCAACCAAACCAAGATGGCGGAGTGTTACGCCAAAGCCCTAACCGATTACTTGACATGAAAGGAATGATCCCACTGCCCGACGGCATCGCCCTACCGGAAGACGCTTCGACCAAACCCTTTAGCCTTAGTGGTATGTTCCTACTCCGTGGGGACAAACTGATGGCTCTTGAACTTGACGGAAAGCCTGTACCTTGCGGTGAGTATGAGGAGGAAGAGGGTGAAGAAGAGGAAGAAGGCGGTGAGGAAAAAGAACACGGCTGCTGCGGGGCATACAAGGAAGGCGAGATGTGCAAGGACTGCCCTAAACAAGAAGGCGGGTTCCTTGTTGCTATTGAGCGAGCCATGAAACCCTCAAAACGTAGTTGACAAAGCACTTAACACTGCCTATCCTGTAGGCCGTGAGCGCAGCAAACTACGACCTTTCCATCTCTTGCGGCGAGGACTTCAACTTCACGTTGCGAGTCCTTGATGCTTTCGACAACCCAATCAATTTCGTTGGTTCAGACTTCATTGCGGAGATCCGCGAGGAGCACAAGAAGCCACTTATCGCAGCCTTTGCAGTAACTGTCGTAGGCGCAACAACTGATGGGACTCTTAAACTTTCCCTAACCGCTACCCAAACAAAAGAGATCAGCCCCACCAGACAATACAAGTGGGACTTCTTTTGGACTCAATCTGGCGTAACGACCAAACTTCTTTACGGCAAAGTAAACTCTGTAGCTAACATTAGTAACGTATAATGGCAAATAAACTGGTCATAAACGAAACGCCAAAGTACAGCCTTAGTATTACTGAGGATAATGACTCTAATGTTTCGTTGTCCGTTACGGACGGAGTAGAACTACAAGTTGCATTAAACGGTGCTACTGGACCGACTGGACCAGCCAACGTTTTGACGATTGGCACAGTAACGACTGGAGAAACTGGTGTATCAGCAGCAGCTAGTATTACTGGTTCCAGCCCTTCGCAAGTACTGAATCTAACTCTGCCAAAAGGAAACACTGGTGCAACTGGCGCAACTGGTGCAACAGGTGCAACAGGTGCAACAGGTGCAACTGGTGCGACAGGCGCAGCTGGACCAAATACAGTTACGACTAGTACTACTACAAACCTAACTGGCTACATTTTTGGCAATGGGACTAATATTGCTGGCGCGACTGCTGCGACTAGTAGTGCTTTAACCAATACATTAGTTCTGCGAGGGTCATCTACTAGCACAACTGCATTTAGTAGTACTAGTGGGATTGCTATTAGTGCCACATCATCTTCTAACACTGGAGTTAATGCAGTATCTAATACTGGCACAGGTGCTCGATCTGAATCAACTAGTGGAGTATATCATCATCTATTTGGATCAACTACTACAAGCGACAACCGATCCGCAGTCGAGCGTATTCGCGGCTGGTTCGTCTGGTTCTTCAGCACATTCACTGGTCGCCTAAAGACCGCTGACATAACAGCAAATCGTGACTGGACGCTACCTAACGTATCTGGAACGATTGCTATCACTAGCAACTCTGATGGGTCAATCATAGATGCCACCACAACTGCTAAAGGAATTGTTGAATTAGCAACAGTTGCAGAATCACAAGCAGGAACAGATTCAGTCCGCGCCGTTACGCCTGATGGATTGCCGATGCGTAAAGTTGGAACTGCGTGGATTGGTGGCGATCTTACTGGTAATACCAGAGGTGCTAATGCTTTAGATGTTCAATCTCTACGTGATTCCTCAACACAAGTTGCCAATCAATTGGAAGGCATCAATTATGGCATTAAACTTACAAATAATGGAGCATCATCCACAGCAGTAGGTAATAGTATCACAATTAATCAAACTAGCGCATATAGCGCACAAGATCCAAGTGTTGCCTGTAGTGTTTTTGGACTTAATAGTTCTGCTGCTGGTGGCTTCTCAACTGCTATTGGATCTGGTTCAGCAGCCGATGGCAATGGTTGCACAGCAATTGGGTTAGGCGCAGGTGCAATTGGAGACATAGCAGGTGACGGATCTTCAACTGCTATTGGTGCTAGTGTTACGGCGACTGGTAATTATAATATTGCAGTCGGAGCGTTTTCTAATGCAGTAGGCCCATCAGGATGCACAGCAATTGGGGCTTCTAATTCAGCTATAGGTGATCTTTCAACTGCTATTGGATACGGGAATAATGCTGCTGGTTACGAATCTATAGCTATTGGAAACTCAACGACTTCTTCTAATTTTCAGACTATTTCAATCGGAGTATATTCTAACGCAACTGGTTTTAATGATATTGCTTTTGGTTATTATTCAATTGCTTCTGGCGGGTCATCATTAGCTATCGGAAATGGTTGTATATCATATAGCAATTCATCAATCGCAATTGGCGGAGGTTCCAATGTTTATAATGATAACACATTAAGATTAAATTCAAGCGGAACAGCTGGGGCATACATTCGATTGCACGGAAATACTGGCATGTGCGCCATGACTGTTCAGAACAGGTCGACAGAATATGATGATGCTAAGAGATCCCAAAGCGTAACTATTACCCGATCTGGAACAACGGCAACAGTTACACTAAATGCACACGGATATTCAGTTGGTGCTCAAGTAGTTATTTCTGGCGCATCTCAGGCAGCATACAATGGGACAAAAATAATTTTGTCTGTTGCTACAAATAGCTTTACATATGAAGTGACTGGATCTCCAGCCACTCCAGCAACTGGAACGATTACTGCCGTTGCCGCTGGTGATGTGGAACGCGACAACACACTAGCCAGAGGTGAGTTTGCAATCCGCCGAAATGGTTTGCAATTTATTCTTGATTACAATGACGCTGGAACTGTAAAGAACATCATTCTTGGAACCGCAACGTAATAACAAACAATGAGTTTACTACACCAACAACAATCAAATCAACCGGATCAACTTCAGCGCATGATTGAATCGGTTAAGCGTGTGCCAAAAACAATTGCAGATCAAATGTTCAGGCAATGGCTTAATGCGTTCGATGCTTTATGGTCTAACAACCAATTCACTTTGACTGAACGAATCGAGGCATTGGGAACTGATGCGGTCGAATTGATTGAGCTAAATAATCAATTGGTTCAGTTTATGCTGCAACAATTTACTGGCAAGCGAGATGATCTTGTGGAAATCATCCAACAAAAGATTGCGCAAATCCCACAATTTACACCAAACCCTGACGGATCAATAACCCTTGATTAAATCCAAACCTTTAGATAGACTACTCCTATGACTGACACAATCCTCAAACAAAATGCCGGACGCGGCGGTGCTGTAATCGTTAATGGAACCTCACAAACTATTCCAGCTGGTGAGTACAGCCATGTGGAGTTCCTCGCGGCTTCCACATTCCCAACCCTTCCGGCAGCGGCAGAGATGCCTCTGCTCACTGGCCTCACAACGACTACTCCATTTCCAGCTAACTCATCGCTGAAAACAACGCTTGTAATCGGCGCGTCGTCACCAGCTAGAGTTACCGGAACCGCTGTATTCTACAAAGCAATTATCGATTAAGCCAAAATGCTCGCCGCTAACTACGATATCACAATTGATCGCGCTGCCGAATACAACTTCGTGCTGACGATCCAGAATCAGGCTGGTGCTGCCGTCAATATTGGCAGTGCTACATTCTATGCCGATATCCGCGAGACAGCGACTAAGAAAGAAATAGTCTCGTTTACGGCGGCTATCCTTAACAGCGGAGTTAACGGACAGGTCTCCCTTAATCTTTCGGAAGCAAACACTTTAGATCTCAAACCTAACGGATCTTACGAGTACGACATCTTCATGCGCCGAAACAACATTACAGAACGCCTCCTTTACGGCTCCGTTACGGTTCGAGCCAACGTTACCAAAGGGTCGCCAGTAGACCCAACCCCTTAATACAATGCCCTCAGACACCTACATCCTGACCATCTCAGACGCTGGCGTTTCAGTTCCGTCCAGCCACGCCAGTACCCACATTACTGGCGGCAGCGACGTGATCCCAACTGCGACATCGAGCACTAGCGGCTTGATGAGTGCAGCTATTTTTACCCAACACGGAATCAATACCACTAAGGTCTCGAATGCCACCCATACTGGCGACGTGACTGACGCTGCTGGTGTCCTTACCGTTAAAAAGATCAACGGCGTCTTGATGGAAAGTCTCGCTACAGGCATCGTCAAGAATACAACTGGAACAGGCGCACCTTCAATTGCTATCGCTGCTGACTTCCCCACACTTAACCAAAATACAACAGGCACTGCTTCTACTGCAACTAACCTAGCTGGTGGTTCTGCCGGATCAATACCGTATCAGTCAGGTACAGGTACAACTGCCATGCTTTCTGCTGGTACTGCTGGTTATGTGTTGAAATCAAACGGATCGTCCCCTCCTTCTTGGGAGCCTGTGAGTTTGACTTCCGGTCTTTCTGGTAGTCTGCCTGTTTCGTCGGGCGGCACTGGTGCTGTTACACTTACAGGGATACTCAAAGGTAACGGCACTTCTGCATTTACTACAGTTACTGCCCCCACTGGTGGTCTAGTCGGTACCACAGACGCACAGACTCTTACGAATAAAACGTTCGGCTCTGGTACTACAATCGGTGTCTTAGGTACACCGTCGTCCGGAACCCTTACCAACTGTACAAGTCTTCCTATTGATTCCGGCACAACCGGAACACTACCCGTCTCTCGTGGTGGTAGTGGTGCGACAACCCTTACTGGTATTATAAAGGGTAATGGCACATCTGCATTTACAGCAGTTACTGCACCCACTGGTGATCTTGTTGGCACTACAGACACACAGACTTTGACCAACAAAACATTTGGTTCTGGTACTACAATATCGGCTATTGGAACACCATCGTCTGGTACGCTTACAAATTGCACTGGACTTCCTATTGTTGCTGGAACTACTGGAACTCTATCTGTAGCTAGAGGTGGTACTGGCGCAGCTATTCTTTCCGGTATTGTTAAAGCAAACGGAACAAATGCTTTTACCGCTGTGACCGAACCAGCTGGAGATCTGGTCGGCACTACTGCAACACAAACGCTCACCAATAAAACTCTCGGCAGTGGTACAACAGTTACTGATCTCGGCACACCAAACTCCGGCACACTTACGAACTGCACTAGCCTGCCCCTTGGTACTGGCGTCTCAGGCACACTCCTTGCCGTTAATGGTGGAACAGGACAGACGTCCTACGTCATCGGAGATATTCTGTATGCGAGCAGCTCTACGGCTCTATCGAAACTTGTCAACGTAGCTACAGGTAATGCTCTCCTATCTGGCGGTGTAGGCGTAGCCCCAGCCTACGGAAAAGTAGGTCTTACGACACACGTCTCAGGCACTTTGCCTGTCGCTAATGGCGGTACTGGCGTTGCAGCCTCAGCCTACGGCCAGATTGGAGGCCAGACTGCGGGAACATCAACAGCATACACTACTACTTATGCTAAGTTAGTCATCAATACGAGTCTGGATGCAGCCGCTCAATTTGATGTAAACGGTGCAAATAACCGTCTGCGCTATACAGGCTCCGCGACTCGTAAGTTCTTAGTGTTCGCCAGCATGGATATGTTTTCAGCTACTGATGGGGCACAGTTCAGTATTAAAATTGCAAAAAACGGAACGGTGATTGACGCCACACAGTGTAATGCGGTGTGCCCAACTAAAGCTAGTGTAGGCATCGCCAAGCTGGTGTCAAACTGGATCATCGAATTTGCCACGAATGACTACGTTGAGATTTTTGTGGCTTCCGTAGGGGGTGCCGAAACCGGAACCCCGCAGCGTATGCGCTTAGTCGCAACCCCCGTATTCTAATATGCCAATCTCAGCCCTACCACAAGCACCGTTCCGGCAAGACCGCAAGACATTTCCGACACCAATTGTCGGGGATGTTTTGTTTAGTGAAGTTCGTGATGGCACCCGTACGAATCTTCCTGAATACGGCACGCCTCATCCGAATACTACGAAGTGGCCTAACCACAAATTGGTGTTCATTAAGCCAGTTGATATCGAACGCAACGAGATCTTCGAGTTCTTCTACGCAGCAGAACGCGAGAATCAGGATCTCTACAACTTCGCTTTTGGTAACAGAGTTATTGGAAACAGGGAGTTTCGTACAGTAACACGTACATACGTTACGCTGCGTGAGAACTTCAAGCCAGTGGATATTGAATTCGGCACAGCCATGCCGAACGTGCCAGAAGATAAGTTTGAAGGGGTCAATTACGTTTTCTACGACAAGGAACAGCAGAACACGCAGCAGGAAGAACTGAATGCTCTGTTCGTTATTGAGGCCCACAGCTACGTGGAAGAGGCTGTGCTCGACGAAGTGCTGACGCTTTCTACTGAGAGGCAAGATCCGTTGCCCCCTAAGTTTCGAGTGCTGTCGCCCACTACTACGACAGATGAATTGGCGGAAGGATCGGTCGAAACACCAGTACTTACAGGCGACCAGCTCGCGGCGACTGAGGATCAACTCAACACAAATCTTAAACGGAAACGTACGGTTTCCCGTTCGTCAGCAGAGAACACCAGTTCTTTGGGTGGGAAGCAAATTACCAGTGACCTCCAAGTCGCTGATGTGGTAGAATCTATTGTTCCAGATGGCACAACGATCACAACATCTGCGCTTACAGTAGACGGGTCTGTTGAGTCTTTGGGTAACGGCCAAAGCATTCAGCGTGTAATTACTTCTCCCGAACTGTTTACCGCTAAATCATTTTCTGTTGAAAGACCAGATGTTGTGCCGGATAAATTTCGTGTAGCAATCCCAACATCTACTATTGAAGAAAGAATTGCTGGTGTTGCAGACACACCCGATCTAGTGGGAAGCGAACTAGAGGCAACCGAGCAGCAGGAGAATGTTCATGTAAAGCGTGTACGAAAAACAAAACGTGATCCTGTTAGTTTGCCCGTTAGCCTCACACAAAAGGCAACTGCAAACAACAAGCAACTAGCCACAATTACTCAAACATATAAGGTCGGTGACACCACCGAAACTCCTTCCGCTACTGTAGATATTGAAAGTGAAACACTAGGAGACGGCACATATGTTGTAACGAAAACAGAAGTTCCTGAAGTATTTGATGAGCGCGCTTTTAGCGTTGAGATAACCGACCCACTACCCGATAGATTTAGATCTGCCGTACCTACCACGACAACTGAAATTACTGTTGCTGGTACGGCAGCAGCACCGACGCTTACTGGCTCGGAGATATCTGCTACAGAGCAACAAGTTAACAAGTTTATAAAGAGGACACGCAAAGTCTCTCGGGCTACACAGACAAGTGGTGTTACGCTCAATGGAGTAAATTTAGATCCTGCGACAGGAAGGTCTGTAGAGTCTGATGAGATTGTCTATCCGAGAGGAGCAAATGCTAACGGTTCTGGCAAAATTGAAGACCTGTTTGCTAACCCAGACCACCCATTCTGGGGGCAGCAAGCAGATGGATCTTATTTTATCGGAGAACAGATATCGGAGAATTGGTTCTTAGTTAAGAAACAATTTGTAGCACCGACTGATGCTGTCAATTCGCTGTCCAATCCGGCTAAGAAAAGGTTCCTTCAGCGCGTTACTCCGTTGGGTACGGACATCCTATTCTACGAAATCGGCTCTATGCCGACAACTACGCCGACCTACGGCAGTGCCCACTACGATATCGCCAACTGGCCTAACCATAAGTTGATCTATATCGTACCGGAGGGCGACTCCGGCATCCTGTATCGGTTTTACTATGCCGCAGACAGGAACAATCAAGACCTATACAACTTTGTTGACGAGGACGGAAGGGCTCTTACAAGAACCTACATTATTCCGAGGGCTCAGTATTTGAATAGAGCTTCGTACAACGCGACCATACCGACAGTCGGTACGTCCGCTGATCCGCAGTTTGGTTCATCTGATGCTGTGTACGGCGGGTTTGTTTTTGTCGGCGAGAACATTGAGAAAGCGCCGGAACCGCTCGATAACCTCTATGTGGTGATTGAACGTGTCTATCTACCTAAAGTGCGTACTTCTATAAAGTACGATGACAATATCGAAAAATCCATATCTGTAACACAGACCATTATCAAAAAAGGTACAGGACCTACGGTACAAAACTCCATTGGTGTTACTGTGCAGGTAGAGAACGTAAACAACTGGTACGATATTGAGACTGTCTCACGGATCGTCGGTCTTGAAAGTATGTTCGACAGCGGCGGCAAATTTATTCCAATTCGTTTGCCTGACGTACCGAAGGATGTTGATTATAACTTCCCAAACAAATTAAATTCAGTTAATATTAAATTTGTATCGGCTACGACGATTAATGGTGACGGTTCTACAGATACTGACACAGCTTATTATATTGATTACGATTTGCAAAGCCCACCCACGGGCCCTTATGCAGCTAAGATTATTCGGTTTTTAACTGATGACCCACAAGCTATCCGTGATCAATATCCGATAGTTCAACTTAGACCTAAGCGCGAGACCATTGGTGTTGCGACTGCTATTGACGGCAATGCAAATGCTCAACAAATTGAACTCCCGACCTCCATACATGGACCAATTGATATCACTGTCAATGAAGAGGATATAGATGTATCTGGGCTTAAGTACGCAGTTACTCCAGACCTACCAATTTCAGATGATTTCTTTCAACTCATGGTTGGTGGGGACTTTGTTGCTGGTTATGAAGTAAGTAAAACAGTCTTGGATCTGTACGAAGTCAGTGTTGTGCTAATAAACATCGACGGTCTTTATTCCAATAAATTTGTTACAACAACTACTGGTCAGACGAGGGTTAGGCATGTGTTGAGTAACTTTGAACCTGATTATGAGGTACGATACAAAATATTTAATGATCTAGTATCCCCACAATATACTTTGTTTTATGCACAAAAAGAAACATCTGTGGTTTTTACAAGCACATATGGGTCGTGTAATATAATAATACCAGAACGACTATATTATTTGGGCGTCGCACGCTCTTATTTCCCTGTTATCTGCGATTCAATTGATGATATAAATACAATACTCTCTGCTGAACAATGGCAGACGCGTACGGGTAGTATTGGTGATTGTAAAATAGAGATACCCAGCGACGTCCAACAAAAAGCTCAAACGTTAGCTCAAAACATCCATAACTCAAAATATAAAACTAGACCTGCTGCTTCAGCTGCTACAACGCTTCAGAAAGATAAAAATCTAGCGCCATATTTTGTTTTTGATTCTGATGGCACATCTTTACAAGCAACCTCAATTAAGTCTCCAGCACCGACATTTGGTATATCGTCCCCAACTGCTGGCAGCTCTGTTGCAGTAACTATAACTATTTAATATGGGAGACCGATATTATTACGACGAGTTTGGGGATAGGCAATCCTACCATAGGGATATGCTACAGATGCAGCGTGAACAACGTAAAGCGGAAGCTAGAGCGAATCGTGATGCCCTCCGTGATAAAACGCAAAAGGCTAAAGATGACCTTTTTAACGGCCACAAAAGGGAAATTGCTAAAAGCACCACACGCGACACCAAACAGAAAAAGGGTGCCGAGGAAGAGGTTAAGGTACACAAAAAAGACCGAAATAATAATGGTGGGGTCTATGACGATTCAGAGTTGCGTGCTTTGATTGCCGCTCTTGAGAGCAGACTTAATTCAGCTTCAATCGACGCAGAGTGCGGTGAGGGCTCCGTTACCGTTACCCTGAACATCTAATCAAATATGGCGACATATGTGTCTACTACCGAGTGCCCGTGTTGCCTTAGCTGTAATTCATTGGCTGGTCTCTTTGGTGTTTCATCGGTATTGCTTACTGTTCAATTTGGTACACTGGCCAGTGGTTCTCTTGTTGCTAGGTTTGACAATCTATCTGGGGCTTCA